TTTTTTAGCACCACAAACTGGTACAGTTACACCAGCAGATGAGAACAAAGGTAATTTTAAGGCAGGTGGTTTGTTTAGAACTAATGCACAAAACTTAACTGCAAATACTACAATATTAGCCACAGAAAATGCACAAGTTACTGGAACACTTACTATAGATAGTAGCGTTACATTAACAGTAAATAGTGGTGGAAGGTTGGTGGTATCGTGAGTACAATTAAAGTAGATACAGTTCAAAGCAGAGGTGGTGGTGTAACTGCATTAACACAACAAAACGCTTCAAAATATTTTATAAAATACGATGCAATAAATAATGGAGTTGATGGCAGTTTAAATAATAGCTCTGTATCAGATGATGGAACAGGTGTTCAAACATATAATTACACTAATAATTTTACAGGTGCAGACTATGCTTCTGTCGTAGGAATGGTGTCTAGAGGTTCAGGTAATGACACAGGTTATCTTACAGGTTTTAATGCAGGTAGTTCTAACGACATGACTGCTGATACTTATTCAGCATCACAAATTAGTTTTAGAACAAAAAATACAAATGGCACTGCAATGATAGACATGGACCCAGTCGCACTCATAAATGTTGGAGATTTAGCATGAGTACAATAGTAACAGACACAATCACAGGCAAGTCTACTGCAACAACCATAACCATTGGCTCAACACCTGTAGTTAGTGCAAGTGCAAACTCTATGACTATTAGAGGTGAGGGTAGCAATCAGACAAGTATTCAGCAAGGGTTGTGCAAGGCTTGGCTTTTTGGAAGTAGCTCGGCTGTTTTACAAGATTCTTTTAATATAAGCACTCCAACTGACCACGGAACTGGTGATTATAGCTATACTTTAACTAACCCCTTTAGTAATGATGACTACTCTTTAACTGCTACAGCAAATAGTACAGATGAACGTAGAAATGCTACTGAAAATGGTGCAAGGTCATTAGCTGGTACTTTAGCTGTAGAAACTTCTGATGCAGGTTCACTAGATAATACTGCTCATAATATCACAGCACACGGAGACTTAGCATAATGGCAAACGGAACAATAGCATTTGATACATTACAGACAAGTGGACAGATAACAGGCACAGCTAAGTCTGTGGATACAGATTACGTTGCGACAGGTAGTGCGAAGGCTTGGTCTAATCATGACATGAGTGGCACAACTGCAAGAGTAAGTTTAAATATTGCAAGTTATACTGATAATGCAGCAGGAGACCATTCTTTAACTTTAACAAACGCTTTTGGTTCGGCTAATTATGTTTGGTCTTATGGTGGTAAAAGAGCAAATGGTGATGGAACAAACTGTTTTGACGTTGCTGTTATTAGAAGTGTTGACCCTACATCTACTGTAACTAGACATAGTGTGAAAGACCATGATAGCAC